AATCAATTTCCGTTAAATGATAACAGAACAGGTTTATTAATTATCTACCCCTCTGCAAATAAATGGGCTACACGTCAAGATTGGTTTAGCATCTCTACGAAAACACTTTATACAAGGGTAGCAGTTAATGGTACTGATTATTCAGGATGGTATATATTAGAGAATTCGGAAGGTTCACAAAATAAAGCAGATAAAGCTTTAGCTGATGCTAAAAACTATGTTGAAACAAATTATACAAATCAAAAGTTAACTGTTCTAACAGGATCAAATGCAATCCAAGATGCGAGAATAAGCGGAAATGATTACAAATACGGAATCACTTTTATGGACATAGGGGCCAATAATACTACAGGATACCCGCTCACTTATGGATTTGTAAAAAATGAAAAGCATAGTAATTATCGCTTTACTCAGTATTTCTATGGAAATGCAGACACAACTAGTGGAAGTTATGATCATGTAGGGACTTGGATCCGCCATTGGTGGGCAGATTCAGGCTGGACTGCGTGGCAAAAGATATCAGGGTTTGCTCACGCTAATATTGGGACTACTGGGCGTCAAGCTCTTATTAAAGGAGAAAATAACAAAATTAAATATAACCGTATAATAAAAGATAGTCATAAATTGTTTGATACGAAAAATAATAGGTTTGTAGCCAGTCATGCAGGAATGCACTTAGTCGGTGCAAGTTTATATATAGAAAATACTGAGCGATACTCCAATTTCGAATTATATGTTTATGTAAACGGCACAAAGTATAAATTAATGAATCAATTTAGAATGCCTACCCCTTCCAATAACAGTGATAATGAGTTTAATGCAACTGTTACTGGATCTGTTACAGTTCCGCTTGATGCAGGAGATTATGTTGAAATTTATGTTTATGTTGGTTATTCCGGGGATGTAACACGATATGTTACAGATTCGAATGGAGCTCTCAATTATTTTGATGTTCTGGAGCTTGGCGGAAGAAATTACCCGAGAGTTTAGGAGGTACCTTTATGATCTTATATGATGCCATTATGTACAAGTATCCAAACGCAGTATCGAGAAAGGATTTTGAATTGCGTAATGACGGGAACGGTTCATACATTGAGAAATGGAATCTCCGGGCGCCATTGCCGACTCAGGCAGAACTCGAATCCTGGTGGGAAGAGCTGCAAAAAAACCCGCCGTACGAGCCGCCTGATCAGGTGGAGCTACTTGCTCAGGAATTGTCGCAGGAAAAGCTGGCACGCAAGCAGCTTGAAGAGCTAAACAAAACGTTGGGGAGCGAGCTGTCAGATATAAAGCTTTCTTTATTATCTTTGAAAGGAGAGAGTGCTGTATGAATTATTGGGTGCTTGCCTTACATTATGATTGGGCGACGACAGATATGGTGAAGCAGGCCATACAATTCAAAGATTGTTCTAAAGAGGATCTGGCAGAAGGCGTGAACAAAAAACTGATCACTGTTGACCAATATGAAGAAATAACCGGTAAAGCCATATAGGCTTTTTTATTTTGCTCGTTTTTACATGAAAAGGAGGATAAAAATGGTCAAGTATCAATATGAGTTTCCACTCGATAAGACTGGAAAAGCTGGAGCTGTGAAGCCGTATAGAGGAGAAAAAACCGATTTTGTCACACCTGTTTCGAATCTGTCAGGTGTAGCGGAGATTTTAACAAATGCCGCGCTAAAGGCCACTGAGGTATACAGTCAGCTCGGACAAGACCGGCTTGGCGCAGTTCTAATTTCGAAAGTAAAGGGATGTGCGTATGCAGATCGTGAAGGCACGCTCTTTATAGAAGAAAGCGACAATAACAATATTTGGACAACGACGGCAGCAGTCAATGTAGCTGCGGGTGTCCTGACAGCGACAGACTGGGTGTACCTTTCTAAACGCTATTACCGCTTCCGATATGTGAACGGAAATCTCCAGCAATCGGAGTTTGTGTTATATCAATCAGTCGGCGCAGGTGAATTGGACGTACGCTTAAATGAAAATCTTCCTTTGCAAATTGATTTTAAGGAAAATCAGACAGATGACGGACGGTTGAAAGTGGAGGCCGGCAAAACAATTGATTTTGTTTTTCATGAGAATGCCGAGTCGGCTGGCGAAGGTGCTGCCTTATCCGTAGAAGGCGCCTCGCATTTACTCGTTGAAGTATTCGGCACAGCGGAAACGAGTGAGGTGAAATTTTGGGGAAAATCTTTGTCAGGACAGAAACTTCCAATTAAAGGTGTGAAATCGGATGATGCTTCTGCCGCTTGCAGCACCTTAGGCAAGGATGAGGCTTGGTCCTTTGATATTAAAGGCTTTAAGGAGATCGTGATGGAGATTGCCAGCATGACCGGCGGGAGTCTATCAATTAAAGGAACCGCGGTCTCTTAACCATTTACAATTGGCCTCGGAAAGGAGGTGATTCGTATGTAAAGGAGGAGTGAATGATGCAGCAAGACATAGATGTTAATGTCTTTCAGCAGGATTTAGCAGACATAAAAGGTGAACAAAAAGCGCTGGAGCAGAGGGTTTCCGCATTAGAACGAGTGTCTGACCGGCAAGACCAGCAAATCATGACGCTCAACGAAAAATTAAACAAAATTGAAGAAAATACAACATGGATTAAACGCACCATCACAGGTGCCATCATCACAGCAGTGTGCACAGGAATCATCGGCGGAGCCATCGCCATTATGTACAACCTGCTACAGCATTAAGGGGGATTATCATGAAAACGTATGATAAAGGCACGGTCACTAGGACGGTGCTTCTTTTGCTTGCGCTCATCAACCAGAGCATGCTGATGCTTGGCAAATCACCATTGGATATACAGGAAGAGCAGGTGAATCAGCTTGCAGATGCTCTGTATTCAGCAGGATCAGTGATCTTCACAATTGGGACAACACTAGCAGCTTGGTTTAAAAACAACTATGTAACAGAAAAAGGGAAAAAGCAACGCGATTTGCTAAAGGAAAATAATCTGACGAAATAAGGAGAGATGAAAATGGTTAACATTATTCAAGACTTTATTCCGGTCGGTGCCAATAACCGCCCAGGCTACGCGATGACACCTCTTTATATTACCGTACACAATACAGCGAACACGGCAGCAGGCGCCGACGCCCAAGCGCATGCTCGCTATTTGAAAAACCCTGATACGGCAACAAGCTGGCATTTTACAGTTGATGATACAGAGATTTATCAGCATCTGCCGTTAAATGAAAACGGCTGGCATGCAGGAGACGGGAACGGAAGCGGCAACCGAGCTTCTATCGGGATTGAAATTTGTGAAAATGCGGATGGCGACTTTGCAAAAGCAACTGCTAATGCCCAGTGGCTGATCAAAACATTGATGGCTGAACACGCTATCAGCCTCGCTAACGTGGTGCCTCACAAATATTGGTCAGGGAAGGAATGCCCTCGCAAACTGTTGGATACGTGGGACTCGTTTAAAGCGGGAATTGGCGGTGGCGGCAGCCAAACTTATATCGTGAAACAAGGTGACACACTTACATCCATAGCGAGAGCGTTCGGTGTCACTGTAGCTCAGCTGCAAGAGTGGAACAATATCGAAGATCCAAATTTCATTCAAGTAGGTCAAGTGTTAATTGTAAGTGCCCCCTCGTCCGCTGTAGAGCCAGAACTCTATCCGCTCCCTGACGGCATCATTCAACTGACAACACCATATACCTCAGGCGAACACGTCTTTCAGGTGCAACGAGCGCTGGCGGCTCTCTACTTTTATCCTGATAAAGGAGCTGTGAACAACGGAATTGACGGCGTTTACGGGCCGAAAACTGCTGACGCGGTTGCGCGTTTTCAGTCTGTTAACGGTCTAACCGCCGACGGTATCTACGGACCTGCGACAAAAGCGAAGATCGCTGCTCAATTAAGCTGATGAAAGAACATAAAAATCCCGGAGTTGCTCCGGGATTTATTTTTTCTTCCTCAATTTTTTTAGAATTCCCGCACTCCGCTCTCTCACCCGAAGCGAATACCCGGACAAGCCAAACCTCCCGTAATCAATAACCTTCACACGCCGCACCAATTTTTTCACTGTATCACCTGACATTATCCTCTGTTTGTTTTATTATATGTAGCCCCTTAAGAAAAGGAATAAGGACAAGAGCTGTTTTCCCTTGTCCTTTTAGTGTGATCATGCTTTTTTTCGTTTATACTCATCAATCAGCCGTTCGTTTTCTTTGAAGATTCTTGCTGTGTGCGGACTGACTTGATAGCTTGCGACACTGGTGGTTGAACGTTTTTTCAGGATTTTGAACGGTTTCTTTGCCTGTGGATGGCATCCGTTTTGAAACGCGTTTTCCAT